TACTTAAACGGTTCACTTGTACCGGCTGGTACTTCACAAAAACCAATGCAGGCGGTGCCAAATAATGGAACATAAAGAATTATCACTTGATAAGTGTGAGATTAAGATGGGGGCAGAGGGTGCGCTTAAATTTAGCGGCTATGCTTCTGTCTTTGACGGTTTGGATTCGTACGGCGATACAATCAAAGCCGGTGCGTATGCAAACACGCTTGAGGGTAGAGATAGACCCGTACAATTACGCTGGAATCACTACGGACCGGTGATAGGCAAGTTTACAGAGCTATATGAAGATGAAATAGGCTTACATGTTGAAGGTGAGCTAACAAAAGGCCACTCAACGGCAGAAGATACGGCGGCACTGTTAAGGCATGGCGCTATAAGTGGCTTATCTATCGGCTACATTGTTAAAGATTCGGTACAAAATGGCGTGGTTCGGGAGCTAAAAGAAATCGACCTGATGGAGATATCAGTGGTTGAAAGCCCGGCAGACAATAACGCGCACATATCAAGTATTAAGAGTGCAGCAAAACTTAAAGATGTTGAGTCAGTGTTGCGCCAAAAAGGTTTTTCACAAAAAGAGGCTACGGAGATCGTGGCAAGTGTGAAGAGAATTCACGGTGAGCGTGAAAGTAAGAAAGCAGAATTAACGGCATTAGCCAACTTTAAATTATAAAGGAGTCATTAACATGACTGATATTACAGAAGCGCTCGAAGGCATTAAAACCCAAGTAGCCGCATCACACAAAGAAATTGAGCAAAAAATGGCGCTAGTATCTGAGCAATCAGACACAAAAGGCGCTGAATATAAAACTGCAATTGATTCGCTTGATGCTTCAATTAAGTCATTAAACGACCAGATTCTTGAGCTAGCACAGAAGCACTCTGTATCGGCTGAAGTAATGGAAAAGAAGTCATTTGGTTCTTTAGTGATGGAATCAAAGGGTGTACAGCAGTTCATTGACGGTACAACAAGTCGTGGCAAGACTGAGATCAAGAATACTATTGTTAATAGTGGTAATACGACCTCAGTACATGATCAGCTTGCAGGTGTAGTGCCTGGTGCGTTCCGTCAGCTAACCGTTATGCCTACAGTTAGTCAAGGCGCGACTAGCTCTAACATTATCTATTTCTCTAGAGAATTGTTATGGACTAATAACGCTGCTAAAACTGCTGAAGGTGTAACTAAGCCTGAATCAGTGTTAACTTTTGAAGAAGCTAACAAAGCGGTAGTGACTATTCCACACTTTATCAAGGTGTCGAAGCAAGCACTTGCTGATTCCACCTTTTTGTCTTCGTACATCGACAGACGTTTACGCCACGGTGTAAATAATGCTGTAGAAAACTATGTTATTAGTGATACTTCTGACGGATGGCTGGCAGTTGCTAACCACACGGTAGTAAGTCCACTATTAACAATAGATGTGTACGGCTTGGCTAGTAAAATGAAGTATGCAGTAATTGCTGCTGATTACGAGCCTAGTTTCTTCTACATGAACCCAGCCGATTGGGGTGCTGCTGAAACAACACGTAGAGCATCAGGTGATAATGCCTTCGTTGCTGCTTCGGGTGCTGTTGCTTATGTTAACAACGGTTTAACCGCTTTACTGTGGGGCTTGCCAGTTGTACTAAGTAACAACGTACCAGTGGGTACCATGATTTGTAAATCAGTAGACGCTGATATGTTTGCAGACCGTGAGAGCACTATTGTCGAGATGTTTGAGCAGGATGAAGACAACGTTCAAAAGAACCTTGTAACAATCCGAGCAGAGGCACGAGGTGCAGAGCTTGTCTTTACACCAGCGGCTATCTTGACTGGTGACATTACAGGCATCACAGCTTCATAGTGGTTAAGGGGGTGTAAAAGCCCCCTGTTTTTCGAGGGTTTATCATGGAATACACATGCAAAAAGCCATTCAGAACGCCTATTAATGGTCAGTTAGAAAAAGGCGATGATGTGCAGTATAATAAAACTTGGTTAGATGCTGGATTGATTGAAGAAAAGCCAGCTATAGAGCCAGTTTTAGAGACTAAACCACAGCCAAAGCCAAAGAAAAAAGGCAAGAAATGAAAACAGTCATCGTAACAGCACCAACTAGCGAGCCTGTAACGCTTATGCAAGCTAAAGAGCAGTTACGCATTGAGGACGGCTTTACTCTTGACGATGATTATATTGAGGCGCTAATAAGTTCTGCGCGTGATCGTTGCGAGAGTTATTGTAATCAGTTTTTTGCAGTACAAGATATATCATTACAATACAATGGACAGATGGCGACTACAGTCAGCGTTCCATATCCAGGCTTAACAGTTACCGCTATAACTTACACAGATTCAGACCTTGCGGTTCAGACTTTAGACCCTGGAGCTTATACGTACAGCGAGCCACTACAAACGCTTTATATAACAGATCCAGAGTCATCAATTAACTATCAGATCGAAGCTACTACAAGCGCACCTTCTCAGATTGTAGGCGTGCAGCACGCTATTAAAATGATAGTGACGGATTTATACGAATTAAGAACAGAAACGGCTGTAGGGGTATCTCTCGCGGATAATCCAGCAGTTAAAGCGCTTCTTTACCCTTACAGATTGAGCTTAGGCATATGACCTATAGAGCAGGCGAGCTAGACCAGCGAATTACATTTCAAGCGCGTCAAGTTACGTCTGATGGTATGGGTGGCGATTCGTTTGTGTGGGTTAACTTATGCGATGCATGGGCACGCGTAAGGCCAAAGAGCGGTCGAGAGGTCACAGAGTTTGACCGGGTTAATGCTGAAGCTGGCTACTTGTTTGTAGTCAGAAACCGTCAAGATATTACAGATAGTAACCGCATTTTATGGGATGGCGAACCGTATAACATTCAAGTAAGAAAGCAGCCTAAAAAACGGGCATTGTATCTTGAGATTGATGCGTATAGAGGGGTAGCTCAGTGAGTGGTGAAGTTCAAGTTATTGGTATGGATGATATCAAGAAGCTATTAACTCAGTTCACACCAAAGCACGCTAATAATTTATCCAGGGCTTTAATTCATAGCCTTGCAAGCTCGACAGTCAAAGAGGCAAAAAAGAAAGTGCCAGTTGACAAGGGAACGCTTAAAAAGGCGATCAAAGCAAAGCGCAGAAAGTCAAAGCCCGGTCAGCCTGTTAGTGATGTAATAGTTGAGCAGGGTAAAGGCGCTAAAAATGACGGCTTTTACTGGCACATGGTAGAATATGGAACAGGTGGGCCAACACCACAACCAGAACAGCCATTTTTAAGGCCTGCAAAGGATTATATAGAGGCTAATATGCCAAGAATTATAGACGAGCAGTTTACAAAAAAACTTACAGGCTTAATTAATCGAGAGAAGAAAAAGGCCGCTAAAGCATGAGCGTTTTTGAAACTGTTGTTCAAACAAAGATATATGAAACGTTAACGAGTAATACTGCGTTAATGGCAGCTATAAAGGCGGTTTATGATGATGTTCCGCAGGCGGTAAGTGCTGGAGATGTAACATACTTCCCTTATGTGTCAATTGGTGAAGATGTTCACACAGATATAAGTACAGATTTAGAATTGTCTAACCTGGTAAGCATAACAATTCATGTGTGGAGCCGTTACGCTGGCAGGGCAGAGACAAAACAGATTCAGGGCTTAATATATGACGCACTAAACAGAGCTGATATACTAGACATTGATTACAAGTTTATTAATATACATCAAGTTTCTTCTGAATCTAGATTAGATTCGGACGGATTTACCCGACACGGTATACAAACGTTTAATTTAATGATCGAGGAGTTATAACATGGCAGGTGCAGCTAGTCGCGACCTTATAATTAACAAGAACGCTACCGCATTGCTCGGCATTAATGCTAAGTCAATCGCAGTCGCTAAAGAGCCAATTGATATTACAACTGATGAAGATAACGGTTATCGTTTACTCCTTGACGTTGCTGGCACTAAAACGCTAGATATTTCATTTAGTGGAGTAACTAAAGATTTGATTATGCGCGGTATAATCTTGACTGAAGCGGGGCAAATGCTAACAGATATCGAGGTCGAATTTCCTCCTTTTGGGGCGCAGTCTACAGGCGACACCATTACGGGAGATTTCTTCTTTAATGGCTTTACTGAGAATGGCGGCGGATCAGATGGCGCTATCGAGTTTGATGGTACGCTTCAATCATCTGGCCCTTGGGTTTACACGGTGGGCACCTAATGAGCATCTTTCAGGATGTAACTTTAGGCTTTAAAGGCGAAGAGTATACCGTCCCCCACAACAAGGTTATGAAGTTAATAGCCATTGTGGAGGATGTTGTAAGCCTTCAAGACCTCACTAACGGCAAAGGGCCAAAGCTTAATAAGCTAGCCGAAGCCTATGCTTGTGCTCTGAATTATGCAGGCGCTAAAGTTGAGGTTGATGAAGTCTACGCTTCGTTATTCGTGAATAGTGGCGGTGAGATGGTTTCTGGCTATATCACATCACTAATTATGATGATGTTGCCACCTGATACCTATAACGCACCGGCTGAAACATCGGGAAAGCAAAAAGCGGCGGGATAGTTAAAAACATCTACATGGCGGCTGTTGCAAGCTTCGGGATTTCACCAAGTGAGTTCTGGAGCTTACATCCACAAGAAATCTGGTGGATTATTGAGAGCAAGCAGCCAGAGCTATTCCAAGAACCGCAAAGAACAAGACTTTTAAGATTACTGGAGCAAGGTTTCGATGGCTGAGTCAGATGTTTTTGTAAGATTTGGGGCGGACATTGAT